CGCATCTTTTGGTTCCATGCGATAGAGTTCTTTGTATCGCTTTACGAAATCGCAAATCACAGAATCCATATCTAAATAAATGCAACTAATTTGTGGCTTGTTCATGCGGTCTCTCTAATCTTCTTCTTTAAAATATGTAAAAACTTATCTTTATCGTATTGTATAAATGGTGTATAACGCTTAATCAATCTGTGCCATGTAGGCCATACAATATCATCAGTAATCTGCTTCTCCCAGCGTGGCATACAACCCACAATATCAATCAGTATACAAGCGGTTTCTAATGATATCTTGTTCTGCATTAGCTTGGTAATGAGTGATGGCCAGCCACCATCAATTGGCTTAAAGTAATCATCCATTGTCCAGAACTCAGCACCATTCACAGCATCAAATAGGTACTCTACATCATTTTCAAAAGTATAGGTAAGTCTCTGTATTCTTTTTTGCCATTGAGTGTAGTTCTCATCACCATCTTGGAGCAATTCACCCACCCAATCACCTTTGCCAGCCAAAAAGTTAGCAACATAAAAATGCTTAAGTTCATCAATGCTGTACTTACGGGCTAGCTTGTAGAACTGGTACTTGGATTTGTTATGCGTAAAGGATTGCTTAGATACATTCGTCTTACCATTATACTTAAAGAAGTCATAAGAATCGGATGTGAAGTGGAGCTTTAATGCTGAGTATAACCTATACGCTTCGTAACCGGTATTCTCGGTCATATTGGCAGCTTGGAAGATTTCTTGAGCAGATTCACCGACTCGGCTTCTGCTCTAATCTTTGCTTTGAGTGCAGATGAGATGAGTTGTGCTGCTAACTCAATCTCCAAGCCGGTATCTTTGCAATACTGGCAGATAGCATCCATATATCCTATGTCTTGCTCTGTTGCCGTTTTTTCAATTAAAAAACTAAAATCTTTTATCTCATCCTTTGAAGGCATGATATTAATTCCTCTATTTCACTTTTATCCATCATTATACATTGCGAATATGTTGGCGGCAAGCCTTTCACATTCTTTTCTTCTGTACGCACCAGCATCATGTAATCATCACCATATTCTCTTGTACTATATGTGACTTTAAGTTCCTGCATAAAATATGTGGTTACCTATTTTGGTTATAACTCTATTGCGCCAGCCAGGATTAACATACACCGCATGATAGTATAATGCTTTCTCTTTGGATAGTCTATCATGTAATACTGGCTCTGTCAAGGCCATCCGTGCTACAATTTCGGATTCTTGCCAAGCATATTTATTACGCACAATGGTATCTTTAAGACCTACCCATGAGAACTGATATGTGCCATTGGTGTTCTGGTACACGACTGCACAGATATTTTTTGGGAACTTAGGATTCTTAGCACGATTGAGTACCACCTGTGCTACTGCCAGCTTACCTTCAAAAGGTTCTGTAGCGGCCTCAAAGTATATGTTCTTAGCGAGGCACTCTAGCTGTTTATTGAAATCTGTACCGACTTCCTTTTCTATTACGCTAGCCACCACTTTGTCGGTGAATATTGGTGCTGCATACATGATTGTTGAAAAGAATGTGATTGTTACTATACTGGTAACTGTTGCAACTAATTTTTTTGAATCAAACATACTTCTTCCTTTTTGATGTTCCGGCTGCCGGAGGATTGGCTAGCCGGATTTCTCCAATTACGAATTGTGTTTCTTGGTTATTTTTACTTCAGGTTGTGGAGGAGTTTGGGAAACGAATTGATTGAGGGCTTCGGCCTTCTTAACAATATCTTCTTCGTTTGGGATTTGGGGATAACCTGGATGCTCAGGTGATGATACCCCATTGATTTTGGCTGCTTCTACTTGTGAGTTCCATGTAGCATCAATGATATTCTTCTTATCTTGATGGTCATTCATCAACAAGTCTTTCGCCATTCTGAGCAATTCCAATCTGATTTGAAACGGCGACATTGGTGTTGTCATAATACTCCTTTGTGTGTGTTTGTGTAATACCAGCGGTTTGTGTGTTGCTGGTCTTTTATTTATACTACTTAATTGCTTCGGTGTGCTTATGCTTCAGCGATTTCTTAATGGCTTTCAACCAGAGTTTCTTTTCCTTTCTCTGGTTGTGTTCCACGCATGCTTTATACATCTTTTTAATTAATTTTTTAATCTTCATAGTCCGACCCACCACCTATTTTATACGAAATAGGAAACATTATACAACATAATTACTTATCTGTCAATCATCTGACGCATTAGCACCACACTTGGCACGCTTAGCTTGTGTAAGTTTACCAAAATCTACTGGCCATTCTTGACCAACTGGTAACTCTTTAGCATTTTTAGGAAAGGCAAACTTCACACCAGCTTCACCTTCAATGGTACCAGCACCTTTACGGAACTTCGTCAAATCATTACCAAGATTAGGATATGGTGCAACATGAGGAAACTCCCAAGCAGCAACCTCGTTTGTAACATTATTAATCACAATCTTATAGAATGCGTGGGGTACGACAACACCTTTACCAATAGTTTTATCCTGTGCGTTATACAGTGCGCCAACATAAATTGTATATGATTGATTACGCTGAACGACCCAACCACGCACCGAGGTTTCCAAGAGTTTCCAAATACCACGATTGAGAGATCCTGCCTGTGGGCTCATGTTGGTCATTAAGAATGATTCATATTCTACCTGAGGATCCCATGACAAATCACCATCTGGTGCCATGTGACCTTTATCATATCCTGTTGCTGCATAATCTTGTGGTGTTGCACCACCAGATACCACTTGGTCAGCTGCAAACGCATTGGTGCGAGCAACACATCCTAAAGCATTTTGTGGAACTAATTCATAAGTGACATAGCGTGGCAGCTTGGCGGCAGCATCATAACCCACAAAGTAACCTTGACGGCAGATGGGTTGTGTTGGTGGATTTGTTTGTGGAAATCCGTATGGTGCATGCACGATACATTGTGCTTGTGCAAAGTTTGGTCTCTGCGTCCAGGCTTGGGAGGATAATGCCGTTAGTGCTAAGACTAATGATAATAGTAATTTTTTCATTTTTGATCCTTATAAAATTGTATCGCTTTCACAAGCCCATCAATATGGTCTTCTGTTTTCTCTTTGAATACTAGCGGTACGCTATTCTCTACTGCCATTATGATGACTAGATTATTAATAGGTTTACCAATCAGTTCTTCGTACATCAAACTGTACGCACAACATTGCCAATAATAATCTTCAATCTGGTCTTTCGTTTTAATCCTTGCTGATGTTTTGAAATCAATTACTGAGAGTTCACCTTCATATTCAGCAATCACATCAACACGACCGGCTAGCCCTAACTTTTTAGACCACAAAGCACATTCTTGATAATGTATGTTATTTATTTTAGAAAGGAATGGCTTGAGAGAGTAGAACATATCCAGTGCATCAGGCATGGTGTTCTTGTGGTCAATCACCTCATTGTTTAAGTATTGCTCACATAATGAATGAACATTAGTACCACGACCCGTGGCCTTCTTTGATATTGCATTTGCTGTAGCCGCACCAACCCGTTTACGCCATGCCATGATAGCGTCTTTCTTCATTGCCCCAAGGACAGTTGTAACTGATGGCAAACGGGTACCATCTTCTAATGTGTAGAACCTTGTGCCATCGCTGGAGGTTTCAGATTTCAAATCAGCCAGGGGCTTGGGAGGACAATAATTAAACATAATATATTTTTTAAATTAGTAGAAGCCTGAAATTCTCGGAGAAAAAACAAAAGTGGCTTGATATGGATTAGGTTTGGGATTAACATTAGGATCAACCAATGCTCTAATGTTCCATCCTAAATTAATATAAATGCACCGCTGCGTATTGAATATTTGCTTTACATAGGTAAACTGAAATAATCCTCCAGCGACCACAAACAACCATCCTTCTTTAGCACCAGCATTATCTTTAATCGTATTATCCCCACTATAAATTGCTGGTGCGGCACCATCAATGTATTTCAAAGCAAAACTGTAACAAGGATTTCTCCAGAGCCACTGCACCATGCTCCAATAATTCCGTGTATGCAATGACATGAAGGTATCATCACCATATAACCAGTTATCTGGAGTTTGAAACCATGATAACCATGAAGGTAACCATCCGTCTTTAACAAATAATGGTAACACGGGAGCCAAGATGACGGCAAGCAATGTCAACAATAAAGATACGGGTACGAGTAGTATGTAAATTAAGTATATCATGTATAGTATGAGTTTTCGTGAGGATTATATGGTCTATGTATCTCTGATTTATCTAGTTCTTTTTCCGCCTTGGCATTCTCTTGTAGTTGCTCTTTAACTCTGTCCCTGTTTTGATATTCGTAATACAACCGCTGGCGTTTTGTCATATCCTTTTTGTTGCTCATTAAATCTCCTATTGTTATTATTTGTTTTAGGAATTTTTTCTACGGGATTAACTTTGGTGTCCGTTGGCGATACTCCTTCGTAATAGATGATTGATGAAATAGGATTGATTACCACTCTCTAGGGCCCTTGGTCTTATGGCCTGCTTTCAATGTGTTTTGTGGCACTTGTTCTTTGATACGATTGATGACATACTTCTCAAATGTGGAGTCCGGCTTGCCCATACCCGGCACACTCATACGCATGCCATCACCGAAAACAGGTAAGTTCTCAGCAAAGAT